GTTCATAACAAGAGTATGGGCATTTGCACACAGTAACCACAAATGAACAGTTTACTTTGTTTGTAGTCTCTAATTCGCGACCAGCATAACGTAAATTTTCCGCCGTCGTTAACCATAAAATTAACTGTAAAATTAGAGAGAATAAGCAAAGCTTGAAAAGGGTTTGTGAGCTAGTAGAGTTCATTACGAGGTATCTGCCAATATATTTAAATGTTTTATATAAATCAATTTTACAATAAGCCAATAACTAGGATAATTTACTATAGTCTATCCTTTACTTTATCATATTCACCACCACCTAATACATTCTTTTTCTCGAGATTGTCACGTGCTTCTTTAGTATAATCAAAAGAGCAAGCGTGTTTTGTAAAACTAAAATGTTTCATACAAAACTTTAAACCACATTTACACTTTATTGATGTTAATGATAATTTAGCATTACAATCTTTGTGCCCACACCTCTTCTGCTGTTTATTTTTTGATTTATTTTGCTTCTTTTTTGATTTTACAGGTATAGATTTAACATCTACACGGCCTGGTCTTTCCAAATCGGACTTATTTATAAGTTTATTGTTTTCATCCAACTTTACAGAAGTATTTATTTTTAATAGTGGTGGTTTATCGATATTCATTGTGTATATACCTTATATTTTATATATAATTAAATTTCAATTTTATATAAAATCTTAGTTTTTATCAATTTTTTTATTTACCATTTTATTCAAAGCTTTTGTCCTAACATCTGGTCTATCGAACAGCTCTTTTCTAATATCAGCTGATGATGTAGCCTGTTCATTTCTACCAAAGGTGCTTGTAGAAGTATTTTGTAAATTATTGGACTCATCGATATTTTGAGTAAGACGATTACCGTGTTCTTTAGCCGTTTTCTTATTATCTTCAATTGCTTTCTTTTTAGCCTCAGCCACGCGTTTTTCAAATTCTCGTTTAGCCTTACCTTCATTTTTATTTTTCTCATGCATTAATTGATTAAGCTCTTCTTCAAGATATTCGACCCTACCTGTCTTATAAGCGTCAGGTTCAAAAGGCATCCACATTCCCACGGGCCCTACATAAACATTATGATTTGGATCAATTTCTCTCAACATTTGACATCTTAACTCTGCTTCTTGTTGTGTAGGATAACTTCCGCGTACTTTCAGACCACGCACATTAGTTTGAAATTCGAAATTTTCGGAAAAGACTTTAGTAAGTTCTTCGTCTTTTGCATCTAAAAAGTTTTTCCAATCATCCTCAATAGTGCTAGTAATAAGAAGTTCTTTCTCGCTTTCCTTAAAATCTTTCAGATCTGACATAATTTTATCGTTATCAAGCCCATATTTATAGACAATAAATTTAAGAAATTGTTCAAATTTTCCCAAAGATTTAGAATAATCAAAATGCTTTAGGAATTGCTGAAACATGAATAAATTCTTCTGCTTTAGGATATTTTCAGGACTAATAAAACTAACACATACAAATTTTTGCCCTGAAACAGCTTTATCCTCATCTAACACATCAACATATTTAGGATTTTCTGATCCATCAGGATTTGTTTTTCGCATAAAACCTAGTTTCTCACTTGCCATTATAAATATCAAATATGTTTTATTTTTAAGTATGGATACTCATAAATATTTTTTCTCGATATTAATTATAACATGAACGTAATGGGTATGCTTGATTTAGGTGAGCTCGTCAAACGGGCCGTTAAGTACATTGTTGAAGGTATTATGGTAGCTCTTGCTGCTTATGCCATCCCCAAGAAATCTTTGAATGTTGATGAAGTTCTTCTTATTGCATTGACCGCCGCAGCTACATTCTCCATCCTTGATACATACGTTCCATCAATGGCTGTATCTGCTCGCTCTGGTGCCGGCTTCGGTATCGGCGCCAACCTTGTTGGATTCCCACGTATGTAAGTGAGTTTATATTAATCGTATAAATCTAAAAAATTTATATGATTGTTTAAAGCAAATTATATAGTTTCAATAAACTGCCATTGTAATTCAGCACAAATTTTTTTCCATATTTCATCTTGCTCTATTCTTTTCACAGGATCTTTTAACATTGGAAAGAATGGTAAAAACTTATCTTCTCCCAATAACTCGCATATCTTATACAACACATAATAATAGTTAAGAAAATTGACTCTATCATCAGGACAATGTTTCGCGTAAGGTTTTTGAATTTCCATAAATAAATTACATAAAGTTGCTTCTAACTCTGGAGACATAACCGGTGGCTTTATACCTAATTTATCTTTTATAAAAGGAATATGCTCATAATATTTATTATAACCTAACTTCTTAAGAATATCTTTGGCTTTTTTATTAGACATATCTTTTAAGGTAATTCGCTCTTTTTTAATCTGCATTTTGATTTGTTCAATAACTTCTTCTGGAATTTGTGTAGTTTCTTTAGCTTGAAATTGGGCAAGAATCTCTCTAAAATGATTAATTCTTTTATAAGCATAAAAGCAAACTTCTTTTGGAGGCTCTTTATAAGATGGTTTTTCATTTTCAATTAAGAATTTAACTTGACAATGACATTCTTTACATACTAGTATTCCTTCATTATCAATTGGCACTAATTCACCTTTGCAATGAGCACAAACTTCATAATCAATTTGATAATCTTTAATATTTAAAAAAGTTTGATCAATATTGCATAGATATTTCTGTGTAAGGTTTGTTTCTTCTCTTTTTACATCCTTTTTTTCTTTCGTTTTGGCAAAAAACGAGTGTAGAATTTTTTTTTTACTATGTCCTTCTGAGACATCCTTTTTTTTCTCAAAATAAGAAAATATATGTTCAGAATTATTTAAGAAATAATCTTTTTCCTTTTTACTGATTGTAGTTAGTTTTTTTCTTATTTCTCTAATCTTATCTTTATACTCTAGACGTTTATCTAAACTTAAACTCTCATCTTTTAGCAAATTTTTATAGTGTGCTTTTTCTTTTTGTAACTGTGGAATCAATACTGTTTTAATATTCTCAAATTCATCTATTTTTTCATTATGTTTACTATCAAGGGTGATATTTAATTTTGAATTAGCCTTAATTTTTTTCTTCGATTTTGGTTTAAAATTAGGCATATATTAATACTACTTGCATCTATTTAATAGTTTATAAGTTCAATTAATTTATCTATTTTCTAGGCTATCTCTAACAAGATGGATAATATTACCAATATGGACGAAATAAATCATATAAAATTACAAAAAATGGCCTTTATTTATAATGCTTTAGAAGATGGTTGGACCATAAATAAGAAAAATGATTGTTATATTTTTAAAAAAAATCATCAAGGGAAAAAAGAAGTATATCTAGATGATTATCTGAGACGATTTATGAAGGACAACTTTAACTTAGAAAAATTGTTTTCTTAATTTTTACGAAATTAATGTCTTTTCGTAAAATTTTTTTCTTTAGCAATATTATAACAAATGGGAGGAGGATTAATGCAACTCGTAGCTTACGGCGCTCAAGACGTCTACCTTACTGGTAACCCACAGATCACTTTCTGGAAGGTTACATACCGCAGACACACCAACTTCGCAATGGAATCTATTGAACAAACATTTAACGGACAGGCTGACTTCGGACGCCGTGTTCAGTGCACTATCTCCAGAAATGGTGATCTTGCATACCGCACCTATCTTCAGGTTACTCTCCCAGAGATTAACCAACAGATGGGATCTGCTACAGCCCCTGTTACTGCTAGTGGTACCGCCAATCAAGGGCTCTACGCTCGTTGGTTGGACTACCCAGGTGAACAGCTTATCTCAATGGTTGAAGTTGAGATCGGTGGCCAGCGCATCGACCGTCAATACGGTGACTGGATGCACATCTGGAATCAGCTTACCATGACCTCCGAACAGGAGCGTGGTTACAATGCTATGGTCGGTAACACCTTGCAGCTTACATACATCACGGACCCTAAATTCGCTGATGTTGCAACTGCTTGCTCTGCCGATGACGTGCCAGATGCTGTCTGTGCACCTCGCAGAACTCTCCCTGAGACCACACTTTACGTGCCTCTTCAGTTCTGGTTCTGCCGCAACCCCGGACTTGCTTTGCCTTTGATCGCACTTCAATACCACGAAGTCAAGATCAATCTTGAGCTTCGCCCAATCGATGAAGTTCTTTTCGCTGTCAACCAGCTTGACTGCAGAGGAGGCGCTGCTGACGGCAACCTCGGAACATCAGTGAAAGCAACCGCTGCTTACCAGCAGTCACTTGTTGCCGCTTCACTTTACGTTGATTACGTTTTCCTTGATACGGATGAACGCAGACGTATGGCACAAAACCCACACGAGTATCTTATTGAACAACTTCAGTTCACTGGTGATGAATCCGTTGGTTCCTCATCTAACAAGATTAAACTCAATTTCAACCACCCTTGCAAGGAGATTGTTTTCGTTGTCCAGCCAGACAAGAACGTCAACTACTGTGCATCCCTTGAGTGTGGAACTGTCTTGAATAACGCACTCGGTGCCCAGCCATTTAACTACACCGATGCTGTTGATGCTTTGCCAAATGCTCTTCTTGCATTTTCTGGTATCAACGCCGCACGTGGACAGAATGGTGTTATCACTGCATCTGGTCTTTTTGAAGATCCTGCTGCTGGCGATGTTTCTGTTGTATCCGACTGGGCTGATGTGCAGTCTGTTGGCAGTGCTTTCCCAACAAACAAACTACCCGCCAGCGACGGCGCTGACTCTGGTGTCTCTGATGCAGGTGCATACGTTCTTGCTGAGACCGCCTTGTCATTGCACTGTTGGGGACAGAACCCTGTCGTTACCGCTAAGCTTCAGCTTAACGGACAGGATCGCTTCAGTGAGCGTGAAGGTTCCTACTTCGATGTTGTTCAGCCATACCAGCATCACACACGTAACCCAGACACTGGTATCAATGTTTACTCATTTGCTCTCCGCCCTGAGGAGCACCAGCCATCTGGAACTTGCAATATGTCCCGTATCGATAACGCAACCCTTCAGCTTGTTCTCTCATCCGCCGCTATCGGTGGTGATGACACCGCTAAGGTCCGCGTTTACGCTACCAACTACAATGTCCTCCGTATCATGAGTGGTATGGGAGGTCTTGCATACTCCAATTAAGCAGTTTAACTGTTTTGATAAAATAATAATTTTTCATCTAGAAAATTTATTATTATCTTTTCTCCTATTATTATAAATGGACACAACAAATGTTCTTCTTATTGCTCTTCTTTTCGTGATGATTTACCTCGTTCTTATGCTTTCACAAAGAAAGAGGCAAAATAGTGTTGTTTATTTTAGAGGACCTCGCTTAAATTACTGGGGAGGACAAGGCCCTTTATGGTTTGGACCTAGACCCGGAAGATTTCGACCACGTTTCAGACGCCGCTTTTGGTGGTAATAAAATATATAATAATATTATATGGGTCTTTTATTTGCAGACCAATATAGTATACTACACTTCTCGGTTGGATCAGTTGCTTATTTCTGGAATTTACAGTTTATACCTGCTCTTGTGCTACATACTATATTTGAATTAACAGAAAATACTCAGACAGGAATGAAGTTAATTAATGATTATTTTATCCATCCCGGCTATTTTAGTTGGCCCGGCGGAAAAAATTATGCTGATTCTACTATTAATATAATTGGTGATACAGTTTTCTTCGCTAT